CTGTGCAGCTACAGCGGTGAGTGCAAAGCAATAGCGTTCAAAGACTTCTGCTGTGCTGTAGCAAAGCAGCTAGTTGAAGACGGAGTGATACCAGGGGGAGAGTGACATGACAACAGAGGACAAGCTCAGCAGAGCAGTAGAGTTCATCCGCATGGTTGAAGCATTAGACAAGCATGACTATGACACATTGTCACTGGATGACATTGAAGCACACGGATATTGCCCGACATGTGACGATGAGGTTGACGGCGTTGAGCTGCAATGGCCATATGACGCAAACCTCAAAACTAAGTACATTGACACACGTGTAGTTGATGAATTGAAAGACAAAGCTTGGCATGTCTTGGCGGACATAGCTGATTGAGAAATGAGAGCCCATCTGGAGGAATGACAATATGAAGACTAGGTTAGACTTTGTGAGCAACAGCTCAAGCTCGAGCTTCATGCTGGTCGGCAGCGTGGTTGAGCATGATGACATGCTGAAGGCATGGCAGCGTGAGCACCCTGGCAAGTCCGATGACGACTTCGACTACAACGACGCAGCATACGAGATTGCCAGCAAGCTCGGCGTTGTGTGCGAACCAGGCATATACAACTTCTATGACACATATGTGCTGGGCCTGCCGTTCGAAGAGATGCACGACGATGAGACAAAGGCTCAGTTCATTGAGCGAGTTGGCAGTGCACTGAGGACAGTGTTCCCGGATGTGAAGGTCCGCGCGTGCTTAGACGGCGGATACAATGGCTGAAGTGGGAGCAGGCATGGCCAAGACATATGTGAAGAAGCCAATACCAGTTGAAGCTGTGCAGTTCACCGGTGACAACTTCAGAGAGCTGTATGACTTCGCTAGCGACAACATATACCTCCAAGACGGATATGTGTACATCCACACGCTTGAGGGAGACATGAGGATGAAGAACAAGGCTGGTGACTACTTAGTGAAGGGCATCAGGGGCGAGTTCTACAGCTGCGAGAAGAGCATATTTGAAGACACTTATGAAGAGCTGCAAGATGGCGGGCGACAGCACATCTGCACAAGCTCACTGTTTTGAGTGCATATCATCTTAGGCATGCTCGTGAAGCAGCTTTTTGCAAACTTCACAAGCTTCGCAAGAAGTTTTCTACTATTGTGCTCCTGAACTTGTGTCCAGCCTCGGTTGGGTGGAAGTTTGACATTGACACAGCAAATGCTAGCTGGCGCAACTTCTTGGCAAATGGGTTTATCTCCATGCCGGTCTTGCCACCAATCATCAATGGCACATTGGGGCCACGATCGAGGTCTAACACTGGTATACCCCACCATGATGCAATAGACAATTGTGTCTCATACTGCTAGTCTTCTATTCCACCATCAGTTATGATAATGCCGGCCTTTATCCTTGGGTTGTATGTGAACACTGCTGACAACACAGTGTTCCACGCGCCCCATATCGTGTCAACATGAGAGTCATCACGCATGCCATATTGTGTGCCGCGGAACACATATGTTGCTAGTGCTTCATGGTCCATGATGTCGGACACTTGTGCTGGATGTCCAATTGCATTGCCAATGAAGTAGCTTGATAGCTCAAACTCTTCATTATTTGATATCAAGCTTGAAAGGTATGTCGATGACATCGGGTCATAGTAGTCAGACAATGGCTTTGGCGGCTTTTGCTCATTTAGCCCATACATGAATGTGATGTAGTCCGCAGATGATATCTCACTGCTCAGCGCATTGACTTTGCTGCAGAAGTGCGGCCTGTTGTTTGACTCTGGGTTGAATGGATCCCAGCTCATAGCTTCACCGCTGCCACCAGGCTAGAGCACAGTCATCCCAGCATTCCTGGCTTGCACAAAGTATGGGTATGACCGTGGCTGCATAGTGCGGCAGTCAAACATATCTGCTCCACTTGGCGTAGTGAAGCTGTCTCCACACGCCAGCCATTTCTTGCCAGCAAGCACATCTCCTGATGATGCGGCCTCGTGCAGCTTCTAGTTGAAGCTTGATTTGCCAGTCTCCAGCTTAGAGACATATGGCTTGTACATTGAATTCCCATATGAGCAGAACCGTATGTACTTAGCAGGCAAGCCTGCATCGAAGAATGCCGCGCAGTCTACAATGTTGTCTATGTAGTTCACTTGTGTTGTGCGCCTTGCCTAGTCGTATCCGCCATCTGCTAGCCAATTTCCATTTGCATCAAACACAGCATATGTGCAGACATTGCCAATTGATGCGCCAGAGTGCCTGAACTTTGCACTAGCATCAACTACAATAGCTTCTGTGTATTTTCCAAGGCCACTGCTGTCTTGCTGTATAGTTCTGCTCTTGTAGTCAAGATACCCATTTGACAATGCAACATCAAGCGGCGTCCAGCCATTTGACTGGTTGCCCTGCAATGCAGCTACAACATCTTTCACATTGAGCATTGCCGGCTTGTCAGCTTTCTTTATCACTAAGTTCTAAGTGCCCTTCTATGAGCATGCAATGAAGTGCGTAGCCATTGGGATGTCAACAGCAACAGCGTCACAGTCTATGCTGTATTCAACCATAGATGATGTGTTGCCGTCATTGTCAAGTGTCCATATTATCTGCCCATCAGCTTTTAGAAATGCATATCTAGCCACGCTGCCTGCACCAACCAGAGTGCTGACTTTGAATAGCCGTCCAGGCTTCAGCTCTATTGCTTCAGTGCGCTGGTATCCCGTAGATTCTTCGAATTTTAGCAATGGCCTGTTGATGTATGAATTCAGCACTAAAGCAAATTCAAAGTCTTTGAACACCAGCTCACTTGCATCTAAGCTGCTGATCTTAGTCTAGTTAATTGCTTCGTGTGCTGTTGAAATTGCTTGCTAGATGAAGTCTATGCTCACAATGCCAGCTGGGACTTTGATGTCCATTGTCCCAAAGCCCTTCTAAGAGAACACTATGTATCTAGCATCTGGCCACTGTGACATGACAGAAGCAGTTGATATCTCTCCGCTTAGGACAACAATGTCGCTTCCTGGCGGACATGGCCCATGCGCTAAGAACGCTTTGCTTGAGTCAAACAAGCCATATGTTGTTGTGCTTGTCAGTTGCGTAGATATGCGCCATCTCCACTGGGGATGTGCAGACAGCTCAAGATAGCCTGTGCGAAAACTATGGTCATTCTTGACAGAGACAAAGTTTCCAGCAATGTTCAAGTATTCATTGACAATGATGTCTGGCACCTGCAGTGAGACACATGACACCGCTGTTGACATGGCAGAGTCTTTAATGCTGTCGACACATGATGAGATGCTGTGCAGCTGCTCATCAATTGCAGACAGCTCATGTGACTGCTCAAGCCTGTTGTCTATGACTCCAAGCAGTGCTGTTGATGATGAAATCTGCTTGTCAAATATGTCATTGTTGTTCTTTGACGCGCCGAGAGTCATGTCAAAGATGCTAAATGTGCTAGGCATTTTGTTGCTCCTTGTAGTTCAAGTGTTGTGTGTGCGCGCATAACAGTGCTCTCATTGAGTGCAGTGCTCAGTTGATGCCAGTGAATGTCGCGCCCAATGCAATAGCTATTGCGCTGAGGATGTCTTTCCCGGTGCTGTTAGCGTCAAACACCATCCCAGACAAGGGCTTGCTCGTGCTGACTTTCTAATCTATGATGCTCCCAAGCGTCTGCTCACCAATCCACATGCCATCAACGCCGCTAAGCGGGTTGATGTTGAATGTCCCTGGGCCATGCGAGCAATATGGGTTTTCAGGCTTCACTAGAAGATCTAAGTTTGTTGGGTAGTCTGCACATATCACATTGTCACCAGACCAGACCCATGCAAACTTGTGCTTTGACGTTGCTGCAACACCAGCAACATGTGAGCCAGCTGCACCAGTGTTCTTGCTGTTTGGCATTTGCTTGTCCCACTCAACCCAGTTGCCCCAGCCCTCTACATGAGTGCAGTACTAGTCAGTGTAGTTTGATCGCCCTTCAACTGTTGCGCATGCTGCAAGTGCTGAGCACATATTGCCTGCAGCAAATGAAGCCCAATCTGCGATGACATCTTTTCCTGCAGCAAGAGAATATTTCTAGGCTGTTGCTGAAACACCGGTTGCTGTTGAGAATTCATTCGCAATAGACTTGTATCCGACAACCAGTGAGTCTTTTCCATTGATGGCACCACCCAGCTGGGGAAGACTTGAGAAGTATATCAGTGTGTTAGCTGGATCTGTCTGCAGGCCACCGCGAAATGGGTCACAGCACAGCCGTGTTGCATCACCACTAGCCCATGCTGACACAACAATGCCAACGTCTGTGCCAGGCCCATTCACAACAACTGAATATGGCTTTCCTATCACTGAGCTGATGCCAGAGAATGACGCATCTATTGTGCATGTCTTAGATGCAGCATCACCATCTCTGGCGACAAAGCACCGAGTTCCAGCTCTATTGCTCTAGCCAATGGCCATTGAGCTTGAGCCAAGCACCTCATTTGACGGCCCAATTGCCAAATTGCCACTTAAGTGCAATGGCCCTATGTTAGTGTCTCCGGACACATGGACAAAGTCACCGGCTGACAATGCCGGGACAGTGCTCATCATCTGCTCAACATATGTCGATATCTGCTCAGATGTTGAAGCATGTGAACTCAATTTTAGATTTCCAAGCTGCTATGTCTAAAGTGTTGCCATATATTCACTGTGTTGGTGTTTCTGCATGCTAAAGCAAGCCATTCAACTAGTTAGCTGCTAAGCAACACTTATTTACTCTCCCATTGTGATTGAGCTCTCTAAGCTAGCAAGCGCCTAAGCAGTCAGACTATGAAGAATGACGGCATGCCACCCCTGCTGTTCAGCGGCAAGCCCTTCTGCACACCCTGCTGGGAGCCACGGCTCATGTTCCAGTTGAGCTGTGTGCTGCCCCAGTCACTGCCATCGTCATCACCAAAGTAGCAGTCTGGCTGCTTGTACACAAATGTGTCATTCTGGTCATCTTCTCTAGCGAGCTTCTCTGCACTCTAGCTCAGCTTCATTGCCTCTTCTCTGCACTCTAAGAACTGCTTGTACAGCGGGTCACTCTTCAGCTTAGCTACATCTGCAGCATTGTACTGCTCAAGCGGCTGCAAGTAGTGAGCATACACTTGCCCAATCTGTGTCGTAGTTGTGTCAATGACTATGAAGTGCCGGTCAACTCTCTCATTGTTCAGCATGTATGCGCACCAGATGAATGCCATCACATGGTCATCATGTGAATTCGGCCCTGGCATAGCATGGTAGACATTCTGCACGCCCTTCGTGTCCTTCTTTATGAACAGCGCCAGCTCATCTATCAAGCTCTTGTCATATATTGTCCACCCAAAGCACGGCGTTGTCATCATGTCTCTTGCCCACAAGCACGCTCTAGACTTCACTTGCACATGAGAGTATATCCCAGGCTCTCGCTTCTTGTTGTCAATGACTATCTTCTAGTACCCATAAGTTATCCGCAGTGAGTCTAGCATCCCAGCTGAGACGCCGTTCCTCTCAGCAGCGAGCCATGGGTTGTTGTACAGCGCAAGCATCTTGCTAGCAATGTATGCAAACTGCACAAGTGACGTCACATTAGATGAGAACTTTGCGCACATTGTGATGTTTGACAGGTCAGTGACATCCCATATGTACAGCACTGAGCTGTCACCGCCTATGCCCTCAGCAATGTCAGCTGATGCCAGGTACGCTTGAGTCGGCTTGAACTCATGCCACATGTCAAACTCATACAGCTCGCTCTAGTCTTGAGACACAATCTTCTGCTTCACTGGCTAGATGCCCTGCTGCTTGAACTCATACAGCTTCACCCTGTGCTTCTGCAAGACATCATCTGGGATGAGCTTCTTGTCATTGCCCTTCGCTAAGAACTAGTTGTCAAACTCCTGCGCAAACCGCTGAGCGCCAATTGCAGCAATCTGCTTCTGCTTCCACGCTTCGTCATGTCCAGGAACCTGATACCAGAACATCTCGAACGGCTTCCAGCCATCAAGGTTCTTCCCGACTTCTTTCGTGTTTGCTTGGCACCAGATGTCATAGTACAAGTTGTCGGTGCCATTTGGCGTAGACACAATTATGAACTTCCCGGTTTTGCTTGAGCTGATTGTTGGGTACATTGATGTGAACAGCTTGTCAGCGATGTTCTTCTGCAAGAATGCAAACTCGTCTAGGATGACGCAGTTGTGCGAAAGCATTCCATTTGTGAAGTACGTGTGAGATGACCCATCTTCCAAGCTAAGGTCATATGTTTCACTGATGGCATCATCTTCTATTGACTCAACAACTTCATCACCATTGGCTGTCACAATGCGCTTCCCAAGCGAGTCTTTTGCATATGTCTCAGACCCATCACTGCACATCAACACATGGTCATGTGTGCACACAACAAAACAGCTCTTAGTCTTGACTTTCACCATTTGCTGCTTTGGCCCAATGTTCAATGACTCAACACGCTGCCAGCCACTCTGTGACATGACTTCAATGTGGCATAGCTTGACAATCTTGTCGTATGTCTTCTTCAGTGTCTCATGCAATTTCATGTTGTCTCTCCATTGCCGGTTTTTCACACAGAGCATAGCATGCTTTGGGCCACGCCAAAGCAGCTTCTAATGTGCATGTGCATTTCATGATGCATCTCCCTCCAAAATGCTTGCTATTCTGCTAAGTTGCTCGTCTGTAGCTTCAAACTCTTGCATGTGGTTGTGCGCACAGATGATGACTTTGCTGCATGAGCTAGCAGTGCTGATCTTGCTGTACAGCTCAAGCACTGACTAGTCATTGTATATCATGTGCTTGCTGACTGGATGCCTTGTTGCTTTCAGGATGCCTCGGTTTGCATATGATGTCAGTGTTGGATACGAGCACTGCAGCAGCTGTTTTGCTTGTTTTGGTGTCATTGTGCATACTCCTTTGCATAGACAAGGTTTCCACAGTCATATATCATTGAATAGCCATTTGCTCTCATGTTCTGGACTTCAGTCATGTCTTCGTCAAAATGCGGCAAAAAGCTCTTGAGCTTGTGCTTCTAGCATGCCAGGCGCGGCAGGAACTCTGATGTAGACTGCTTCCAGTACCAGTAGTTTGGAGAAGATGCATGCATGAACTTGAACCCGAGTGCATTGTACAGTTGCCCTCTGCTCCATCTGCGGTCAGCATAAGACACTAGTGACTTAGGGTGAGCATAGTCCTCAAAGTGCTTCAGCAGCCGGCTCGCCCCGCCCGGCACATGGTACCCAAGCTTGTTGCAAAAACGGAGCATTTCCCATTCATACTTGCTTGAAAAACGTGGCTTCCCAAAGGTCATAAGTGAAACTAGCTCATCTCCGCTATACAAGCCAAGCTTCACTTTAGCATTGACATGCCCCTGCAAATGGTTTTCATCTAGGAAACTTCTTGCTGCAGTGTCGTCTACATGCTCAACATGGCATTGCCTTGCATAGGTCGTGTGCTCAAATGAGCCAAGCATGCTTTGTATGCGAGACTTGACAATTCTTGACTTTGAAACCCATTCATTCTCAAATATATGCACTAGCTATATGTTCTTTTTTTCACACTCTATAGTCTTGTTCAAATGGTATCTCTTGTCATGCTTCCGTTTGTCATTCAGATGCACATCATCTATGTCATACTGGTGCCAGTACAGCCCATCAAACTCAAATGCTAAGCTCTTTGACGGCACAAACACATCTAGCTCAAACGGGCTAATCACCGACTTAGTGTTCCTGCATATAGTGGCATGAGGTATTTGTGCCTAGATGAATTCACACAGCTCATTTTCCTCAATTGACTTTAGATGCACTGGATAGCATTTTGGGCATCTATGATGGCACCCATCTACATGGTTTGCCTCAAAGATGCCATTGCACTTCAAGCACCTAAATTTCAGCACACGTCGCTTTGAGCATTTGTCAAATGCATCTAAGTCACTCAATGTGAATGCTGGCTAGTCAAATTCACTTTGGAGCATCAGCTGATATGATGCGTATGTTGAGTAGTTAGAGCACCCATATTTGTCAATGCATGTCTCTATGTATGTGTTTTTTGCTCGAGCTGACTAAGATGGATGTTCAACACCATATTTTTCTAAGCATGTTGCTTTGCATTTAGCAGAATAAACTGGTTTTTTCAGAAGTTCTCCGAGTGATGACACGTTATATCTTTCCTGTAGTGTCGCAGCAATTTTTTTGAGTGCTTGCTCTGAACAGCCTGGATTTTCTACACCATATAATTCAAGTGATTTATGCTTTATCTTTTGCTTTATTGAATCTGCTTGCCACGAATATTCCACACCATATTTGTCTAAGCATGTCTGCTTGCTCTTGTTTTTCACCTGTTCTGCTTTTGCAGGATTGTCTACGCCATATTTGTCTAAGCATGTCTGCTTAGCTTTTTCTGAATTGTTGTATGTCTCAAAGCCATGCAGCGTTTTCTTCGTAGTTTTTGATTTCTAAATTGTGCTCTTCAGGCTAAATACATTGTCAACACCATATTTGTGTTGCACAGCATTCTTAGTTCTCATATATTTGTATGTATTTACACATGTTTTGCATGTGCATGTCTTTCTAAATCCTGTTAGCACATTTGTACCTAATTTTTCCAGTTTTGCGCCACATATTATGCAACTAGGCCAATCTACAATGTCATTCAAATAACAGTATACATATGTTGATATGCTTTGCCCTCTAAATATTTCAGGCACCTTGCATAGAATATCATCATACAAATACCGATATTGCGATTTAATGATGTTTTGCCAATTTCTTGTATGAGTCTAAATTAGATTTAGTAATTCAGTTTTGTAGTTCTTCATAATTGTATTTACTTAAAACACTTAAAATACTTAAACACCATTAGATATTTTATGGGTATAGACAATGTTATCCACTTAAATAGCCTGATGGTGATTTTAGTGTTTTTGTGCACACAATTAGCGCTAAAGCCACGAGCTGCATCAGATGAAGACGCAAATGCGCGTATTGATGACAGGTTTGCAAATGTGAGCTCGCCCTTGTTGAATGTCAAGCACGCAGACTTCAGCCAGTGGGGAAGGTACTCATAGCCCATTGCAATGCGGCCAAGCAGCTCAAGAGCAGTTGATGCCTTGTTTGCCAAGATCATTATCTTCTTCTCAGGGAAGAACATCGCAAGCCAAAGCGAATAGATGCAGTATATTGTGCTGTTGTGTGACAATATGCCGTTTGTGTAATACCGGTGGTCAGAGTCATCGCCAAGCTCAATGTCATACATGTTGTCATCAAACTCAAGGCACCTAGAGCACTCAACAGCCTCAACACCGGTGTCAGTCTAGACTTTGTCTCCCGCATGCAAGTCTTTCACAAAGCGCTCATTCATGTGCTCATCAAAGACAATGTGGTCATCAGCACACTTCAATGCATGAGACCTAGTTGACACCTCATACACAGTGTACTTGACAGTTTTGCTGACATGCTTGATGTCTTTCCATCCAGTGTCAGTCAATATCTAATAGTCATTGACATCTAGTGTGTCAACAAACTTCCTTCTTGTTGTGTCAGATAGCTTCTTCTTGTCCATGCCATTCATGCCTGCATTATGCTCTGATGAATTCAACGCACTGCTACACAATTGCGCTGGGATTTGCAGTGTAGTCACGCTCTTTTACATGAAGGATGTTCACGAACCCCAGTGACTTGAGCTTCTCTTCACGCTTTTTGTCACGCTCCTGGTTGCCGCGCTTCTCGCCATGCCAGTAGTCACCGTCAAACTCAATGACTTTGTTGTTGTCTTTCACATAGAAGTCGAGAAAATAACGATGAATACCATCTTCTAAAATTACTTCATACTCAAAATTTTCATTTGAATTTTTATTATTATCATTTTTTGTAGCATAAAAAATCATAGAATACTATGATTTTATTTTATTGTAAATTTTGTCAAATAGTTCCTAACTAATTTTTGAATATGCACAAATAAATTTAGTTGAAGATGCCTTTGCTGCATTGATACGATTTATTTCTTCAATTGGTTTACTATTTAATGTATTTTGCCATTTCTTTTGGCGCTCATTGAATATCTGTGTTCCCTTTTCTTCTCCATACTTTTTAATGCATTTTTCTAATGAGAATGTTGATTGCCGCTGCTTCAATAATTTCTTAGCTTCATCTATTGAATGCCCTTTAGCTACATAATAATCTAGCGTTAATGGATTTGTATGATTTTTATGCTTGTTTTCAGCTAATGTGCTAAATATGTCATCAATTTTCTGTCGTTTCTGCTCTTTAGTCAGTCCATCATATCCTTTGTAGTTTTCAGAAAAAATGCTCCTTCTGCCATTTTTGACTTCAGGCCTACATGATGGATTTGCGTCGCCTTTTGCCCATCCCTTCAAGCGGCCCTCTTTATATGCAAGCTTTTGCATATCAGAATTATGTTTGCGGCAAGATTCAGACTGCAACTCAAGCTCATTTATCTTATACGTATCACAATAGTCTTTGATTGTCATTTGATGTGTTTTCTTAATGTGACAATGAATGTCAGCTCCACGAAAACCACATATTTTGCATTCAACAAAATCGCTGCCATCAGGAAACTTTAGTGTGTTTTTATGTCGCACATAATGATCATTGCAACAGCATTTTGATTTTGTATGATCTTCAAACTCTATTCCGCAATATATGCATTTCTTTTTCATAAACTTTATTTTTCCTTACTCACAACCTGTTATGTTTATTTACTTCTATTTTTAATTAAATCATAGAATTTTTCAATTTCTATTTCTTGAATTTCTCTAGTTTTCTTATTACGAATCTTTATTTTAGCATCTTTAAACAGGCACTTACCCTATTGTCTCCCACTAACACAGATAACTTTGTTGTTGTCTACCAAGAACTTCAAGAACTCTTTTTGGATGTCATACAGCTTGATGATATGCAAGCCCTTGTCAAGGTTTATCACTCGAAAGTACTTCTCAGCAAAGTAGACAATGTCTCTTTTGCACTTTGCTATCTCAATCACTCTCTTGCGAAACTCTTCATCTGATATCTTCTCAACCTCGCCGGGCTTCTTTATCGTTGCTAGCTGCTGTTCGTCATTGCTCATCTAGTTTCCTCTTTGCGCTTTTGCTGATTATATGGCCATGCCGCAGTGCATCAGCGGCTAGTGTCTCCGCTTAGCTATCAAGCTGTTGTAGTGCTTCTCATAGTCCATATGCCACTATTTACTCTGTTCTAGAGCTCATATGCTGCTAGCAGTCATCTTTTGTTGAACAATGTTGAAGTCTTCAAGCTATGTCAAGTAAATAGCTTCATGAGAGCAAAGACTGCAAGAGAGCTGCTTGGCTGCACTTACACTTCACTGCACAACTATGTGAAGCGTGGGCAACTCAAGCTTGATGAGAGCAAGATGACAAAGCAGCAAGAGTATGATGACTAGA